GGGCGGTAAAAAAAGCTGTTGACTATGCAAAGGCCAGTTCTGAAAAAAAAGAAGATAGTCAAACAAAAATAGTTGAGGCTATTAAAGAGCTTGGAGAAAACCTTGAGGATAATATCAAGGAAATAAAAGGCCTTGTTAATGAAGTAAAGGAGGCTGGGGAAGAACTTGAAAAGTTACGCCAGACCATCCAAAACAAAAAGCCGGCGGCTCAAGATAAACCGGAACCATCTAAACTGGTCAATGATTTCTTAAAGAACAAAAGAAAATCAGCAACTCCAACGATAAGTTCTTTAGGAACAGTTGCAGCAGCAAAAATTTCTAATTCAGGAAGAGCTGCGAATAATTTGATGGCCACAAGTCCAAAGATAAGAGGCTTTGTACGGGGAGGAGATCCATTTAAAGGCCTTGACCCAAGAGACAAAATACTAGCGGCTCTTGCTGAGGGAGAATTTGTTCTCAATGCAGAAACAGTAAAAAGGGTTGGTCCTGAAAGGATTGCGGCGCTCAATGAAGGAAAAATAAAAGGATTCGCAGATGGAGGACTTGTAAGGGGATTTGCGGGGGGAGGGCCATCAGGAAAACCGAACATACCAGGAAAAGCAACAGGTGCTGTGGATATGATTTTGGACTTTGTCAGCAAGATAAATCCAGCACAACAGGCAGCAGTTCACATAACTGTAGTTCAACCGGGAGCACAAGTTGATGCTGAGACTGCCGAAACTGGCACAAGGATGGCGAAAATATTAACAAACAGTTTCACTAAAGAAACAAAAATTAGTTGGGCAAAATGGGGCACGGGCATAAGCACAATGTTGATGGGAGGAAGTGCCGATTTTCTGCAAGGTCTCTTTAGAGGATCAGTCACAGACATAACAGACTTTAGGAAGGAAGCAAGAATTTTAGCTTTCAATCTTGAAGGAATAAACGGCACTACTCGCAAGATACAAGAATCTTTCACAGACATGGGCCGTTCCGCAAAAGAAACGGGACAGTCTATAGATCGCGTAAACAAACTTTACTTGAGCAATGCAAAGAAAGGATTTAAGAATCAGAAGGATGGAGTGAAAGTCATAAAGTCGGGTCTTTACCTATCAACCATGATCGGATCTGAAGCAGAACAAACAGCAGACACTTTTGCTAGTTGGCACAGAAGTCTTGGGCTTAGTACGGAACAGATAGGCAGCATGGCTGATGAGATGAGGAATGTTGCTTTGAACTCTGGTGTGGCTGGAGATGAACTTGTTGGTGTAATGAAGTCCTCAGAAGACATACTTAAGTCACTGCGGAATCAAGCCAACTTGACTTCAAATACAGCAAAAAACGTGATAGAGGTAATGGCTAATGCCAAGAAGTTAGGAGTAGAAGAAGAAGCTAGTAAAATTCTTAAGGCAATGAGCAACACTAACGAAATCATGTTTAATGCATCGCCAGAAACAAAAAATTTCGTTTTCTCTATGGCTGGTCGTATGGAGGGAGCAGGGAACAAAGGAGCCACAGATAGAGCTATATCTGGAACTCTAACAAAGAACAGAAGTGACATGTCTGGCACTGCCGACGAGATGCTTAAGTACATGTCTGAATTGACTGGCGGGCAGGTTAAAAGCATGGAAGACATGGCAAATATAGATACCATTCTTACAGACACTCAAAAAGGAATACTTAATCAACAACTAAAGTGGACCGGCATGGAAATGGGAGCCTATGCAAGGGTTGCAGAAAGTTTGAAAGAAGGAAGCAAAAGTTTGTCTGATAAGATGACAGATTATGACAAGCAGATGAAAAATGCCAATTCAACAGATGAAGAAATTGCATTAGCAAAACAAAAGAAAGATAGACTCATTCTGGATAGCAGTATGGGGTTAGTGGCAAACCTTCGTGAACAAGCCGGCAAAGAAGGCATCACTATGGCGCAAGCGGCCGAGAATGCTTTCAAAAAGCTTTCTGCCGATCAAAAGAGCGAAATAGCAACAGTTGCCACTACGCTAGATTCTAGTACACAAAGAATGCTTGGAATACAAGGCAAAGATAAAGCCGCTATAGAAGCACTTATAGCAAGTGATCCTCAAAAGGGATTTGAAATAGCTGGTCAGGCTGCGGCCCAAAAACTACAGGAAGCAGCCAGGGCTCAAAATAAGCCCATGAGAGACTTTGGCAAAGAGCTAAAAAACGCAAGAGGAGATAGCAAAAAAACCAGAAGCATTTACGAAGAAATGCAAACGGCAAGCAGAGAGTTGGGCGTTGATATGGCAACCAATGTAGACCCAACTGAAAAACTTGCCCAAACAATGATTGAGCTTAATGAAAACATAAGAAAGTATTTTGGAGGTTGGACTGGGGCTCTGATTGACTTGATCGGCGGAACAGGCTTGTTTCTAATTCAAATTGGTCTTGTTGCCGCTTCCTTAGGGCTTATATTTGGCAAAAATTTAACTAGTTTGACTGGCGCGGTCAGAGGGGTATCGCGTTTGAGTCCCATGCTAGAAGCGTTTGGAAAGGGTTTTTCAAGAGCCAGAAAAGCAGGAAAAGGAGTTGTTAGAGCTTCTGGCAGGGGTGTCTTAGGAGCAATGAAATCTAACCCGTACTTGAGATCTTTTGGTAAGTCAATAGAGTCAATGTTTAAAGCTTTTAATAAAGGATTTTCAAGAGCAAGAATTGCTGGGGATGGGTTTTTTAAATCCTTCACGAAAGGATTCTCGCTCATGATGAAATCAAATAAGCTTTTAAGGCCGATAGAAGCAGCAGGGACTAGATGGAGAAGTTCTATAGTTGGATCGCTAGACGCAATGCAGGCTGGCGCTCCGAGATTCTTCTCTTCAATCGGAAATGGTCTGAGAAAAGTAGTAGTTGAAACAAGAAAATTCTACGGCGGATTATGGAGAGGTTTCTGGGATGCTAGAAGAGCCGGACAGGGCTTCTTCCGATCTATAGGGTCAGGGATAGCCAAGGGTTATGGTTCTCTATTCAAAGCAATAGGCAGGTCTAATAGTTTGACTAGACCTTTCACAAATGCATTCGTACGAGGATTTACAAGAGCTAGAAAAGCAGGTGATGGCTTCACTAAGGCTTTCACAAGAGGCCTCTCGGGAGCAGTAAAATCCAGCTCCAAACTAACAAAGTATTTTACTGACTTAAGAAAATCATTCCCAATGATGGATTCCTTTGTCAAAGGCTTTTCAAGATCAGCAAGATCAGGATCAGGCTTTATCAAATCGTTCTCTAGGGGTGTTTCTAGCGCTATGAAATCTTCTGCTTACTTTAGGTCCCTAGGCCAGAGCATAAGAAGTTCATTGCCAATGATAGATGCGTTTTCAAAAGGATTCTCAAGAGCTAGGGCAGCAGGCAACGGCTTCATCAGTTCTTTCTCAAGAGGCTTCTCGGGAGCAATGAAGTCAAGCAACTTCCTAAGAAGCTTCAGTTTCGGAAACTTTACAAGAGGGGTTAGTTCTGGATTTGTGGGCATGGCGAGGGGAATACGATCAACATTTAGCGGTGGATTTTTCAATGGATTAAAAACGATATTTTCTAGAGGCGCTAGTGGCGCATTAACAGCAGCCAAGACCGGAGTTAATCTTGGATTCAAAGGAATAAAGGCGGCATTACTGACTGGAACTGGCGGTACAATTCAAATATTGTTCACTGCAATAGATGCAATATTTGGTGCGGTGAGTGGCTTCCAAAATACAGGTAAGAATTTTGAAGATGTCATGAAGGGAATGGGCAAGAGTGCCAATGACATGACTTGGGGAATGTATGCTGCTTCAACTATATCTGGCGCTTTGGTTGGAATACTTGATGGACTTACTTTTGGCTTGTTAAGATTCAGTGGAATTGCAGAAGGCCTTGAAAAGTTTTTGTCTTGGACTTTATATGCTGCTTTTGCATTAATTGAGGGAGCGGCTTCTGGCATATATGGTGCGTTCACAATGGTAGGAAGTGCATTTGCTTACTTAGGAAAACAGTTCGCAGGAATAGGAAATGCATTTCTAAAAATATTCAACTCAATCATAGGGATATTAGGAGGGGGCGAGGCGAAGTCTCTAGGTGAAGCTTTTGGAAGAATGTTACCTTATATTAAAGCCATTGGACGCGTTCTAGGATTCGTAGTTGGAGTTCCCGTAGCTGCTGCTTTGTGGGTCGTTGTCAAAGCAATAAGTGCCGTTGTTATGGTCATAGAAATACTTGCAAACGCAGTGGCAGGAACAATAAATGTAATATCAAGCATCATAAAAGGTATCTTTATGGTTCTTAGTGGGGATTTCTCTGGGGCGTTCAGCTTGGTAGGGAAGTCAATTTATGATGCTTTTGTTGGGCTATTCTCTCCAATTGTAAGTTTTATAGGGAGTCTGTGTACGGATATAATGGCTCCCTTCAAATGGCTATGGGACATACTTGTAGGACACTCAATCATTCCCGACTTGGTCTATGCTATTGTTGGGCTTTTTGGAAACATGGCCAAGAATGTTTTGTTTGGACTAGGCAAGTTAGGCATGAAGATCGCAGGCTTCTTCTTGAAATTACCATTTAGGATGATGAAGGGACTTTTTAATGCTTTTGTTAAGTGGCCCATTAAGCAAATTGGCAAGTTTGTAAAAGCCTCAACAAAGGTATGGCAGAGGCTTTCTCCTTACGTTGACGATTTCTTTTCATTATTCAAAAAGAACATATACGACTACAGCCTCGTTGCCGTTAAATCTTGGAAAGGTTTATTGGATTATGTTTCTGGTGGGTGGTTTAGCAGAATGATCAGGGGACTCAAAGGCTTTGGATCAACCATTCTAAAGTGGTTAGATGACGCGTGGAATGTCATTAAGAATTCAAATGTTGGAAAATGGGCAGACGAAGTTATTGTTCAGCCTTTGAAGGCTCTTGGTTCAAGAGTAGGTCAGTTAGCAGATGATTGGCTAATTAAGCCTATTTCCAGCGCCTTAGAAGTTATAGGAAAGAAGTTTAGTGAAAATGTTTCGGGACCAATTTCAAGATGGTTAGGAAATACAAAAATAGGACAAAAAGCTGGGGAGTTGCTGAAGCCTCTAACTAGTTGGCTAGGAAGGGTAAAAGACGTAGCTAAATCAGTAATTCCAAGTAGCGTAGCAAAAACTGGTGCGGCTGCAATCAAGTCTGTCAATCCATTAGCCACTATGGGTGGAAGTATGGGCAAAGCAGCAGCGGCCACAGCAAAGGCACAAGCGGCAGCTTTAAAGGCTGCTGGTCCTTTCGCGACCATGAGTGGAGGCATGGGCAAAGCAGCAGCAGCCACAGCAAAGGCGCAAGCAGAAGCATTAAAGACTGCCGTTAAGTCCGCCAATCCATTCGCCACTATGAGCGGAGGCATGGGAAGAGCCGCAAGAGCTACAGAATCTGGCGGTAAAGGATTATTGGGCAAACTGTTTGGCAAACTAACAGAATCCGGAGCGGGAGAAGGAGGAAAAGGATTCTTTGGAAGAATGCTAGGAAAAATATCAACAATTGGAGCTACAAAAGCAGGAACTGCCACAGCAGGAGCGACCAGTACTGCTGTTGGTGCGGCAGGCGAAGCGGCAAAAACAGTTCTAAGTAGCGCGGATGACATAGCGAAAGCTGCACCTAAAGCTCTTGGATTTTTAGGCAAGGCCTCAGGATTTGTAGGGGTCGCAGCAAAGAAACTTCCAGTTATTGGGCCGCTTATTGACTTCGGCGTTAGAAAAGTAATGGGAGAAAGCACAGGAAAGGCTGCGGTAGGTGCAGTGGGAGGTGGTCTAGGTGGACTGGGTGGCGCTGCTGCTGGTGCGGCTATTGGAACAATGATACTTCCCGGAATAGGAACTGCCATAGGAGGATTTATAGGTGGCGTTGCTGGCTCTATAGGCGGAGGCAAGATCGCAGACGCTTTGTATGATAATGTTGGCGGCGCAATAAAGACAATAGGATCCGGCTTAAAATCTACCTTTATTGATTTCCCGATGTGGATTGGAGGCAAATTAAAAGATGGTCTTAGCTCTGTTGGTTCTTGGGTAGGAAAAATAGCTTCTAGTACTTTTGGCACTTACATTAAAGGACTTAAGGCAGTGTATGTTGACTTCCCAATGTGGGTTGGTAGCAAGATAAAGAAAGGACTTAGTGCTGCTGGATCATGGATAAGTAAATCGGCAACCTCAACATTCCAGGGCGCATGGAAATCATTGAGCAAAACTGCTGACTATGTGAGTAGCTCATCAAAAGAATTCGGAGCTTATGTTGTAAAAGCTCTTGACCCGACAGCTTGGTCAAGTTGGTTTGTAAAGACTGGGAAGTATTTATACGACGGTCTCACATCTTCACTTGGTAAGGTTTGGGATTGGCTCAAGGGTCTAATACCCGGAAGTGGAGCCATATCGGCTGTTGGTGGGGCTATCCAAACAGCTTGGGGTGGAGTCAAGTCAATGTTTGGCTATGGACAGCCAGCAGAAGCAAATCCCAAAAATGTACAAGCTTGGGGCGCAGCGCCTCCTCATGGACCCACATCAGGAGATTCAGATAAGCTACTCAAAACACAAATTGACCAAGGAAAAGTGATTGAAAAAACGATGGAGATGGCTCAGCATCCCGGTTCAATGTATGTTCACGACATACATCTTGAAGAACTTCTAAATAGATCTCTTAAACTCGCCGGCCAACCCATGAATGTTGAAGGAATAATAACAGAATCAACCAAAAAGTCTGGGGAGTATGCTTCGCTTGGATCAGAATTATCAAAAGAAATCAAAGAAAATGGCATAAGAATGTCTGGTGCTTTAGAGGCGGCGAACAAAGAACACACAAGATCAGCCCCTACCACAAAAGCAAACGCTTGGGATCCTATAAAGACTCCAGAAAAAGACCCAGCAACAATGAAGGCAATGAACTTGATGCAAGAAGAGATAATGAGAACCGGATTGCGTCATCCATTAGCTCCTTCTGCAAAATCAAGTAGAAACATAACCGGTGATTTTCCGATACAAACAGACAAGTCTTTAGACTTTGCTGGGTTGCAGAATAAAACGGCGGGCATAATGGATCTTGCAACGGCACAAAATTCTACAGCCGTGGGATATCATGCAGTACCAGCTTTAAGAGAAGAGAGAGAAGGGAATGTAGGTTCTGTTCAACCACGCCATATTAATGGCATAACCGAGAAGATATTGGCCGCAAAGGCAAGTTCTCAAGCTGGTACGGGTAAACTTCAAAGTGATGAATTGACTAGAATAGATGAAGCTTCTTCTAAACAGGTGGACAAACTAGAACAAATAAGAGAAGGAATTTTCGCTCTTGTAGCTCTAATGAAACCACAAGGCAATGTAGTTGGGGGATCAGATGAGAACAAAGCCGGAAGGAACAAAGATCCTAGAAGGCCAAGGCATGCGGCATTATTTGCCACAAAGAAATACGGAGGCCCCGGAGATAATGCCAATAGGGCCTTGAACAACAATGGAGAATGCTAATGCCTGCGGCAACAAGAATAGGTGGTCCATTAAATCCAATACAAGATTGTTATGTCATCATACCATGCGAAGGATCTGATGGGTGTGAAGGCGGAGAGTTTAAGCTTGTATTCAACAATCTCCCAGAAATAACAGATTCAAAAAGTGTTTCTTACCAAGATGAAACCGTAATCGGAAGAGCGTCCCCGCTAAAGACGTACTCTCAATCAGACAATAGAACCATCGCCATGCAGATACACATGATTATATCAAAGCCGGGCGATGCTGAGTATAATTTAAGTGCTTTAAGAGCCATACAAAGTGCATCTTACCCAAGAGATGGCGCAAATGGCGCTTCTTTTATCCCGCCTCCAATATGTCGCATAAGATGTGGAAGACTGCTCTCTACTGGTGGAGAGTTATGTGTGATACTCAAGAGCTACACCGTTAAATTCCCTACAGAAGTTTCGTGGGACGAGAAGAACTTTACTCCCTTCAAATTTGATATAGAAACAAACTGGGACGTTGTTTACAAAAGCTCAGATCTCCCGGGACAAGAAAGAATATTTTCACTAGGCAAATAATATGGCAAATAAGATTGAATTTACAGATCTCAAAGCAACAGATTTTGTCACAAGAGTAAGCAGATACTCTTCTAGTAGAATTTTGTATTATTCAGATGAAAAAATAATCACATTTGAAACATACAAAAAAGTGAAATTTGTAGCCGGACCGAAAGATCAAGTTGCCGTTGTACCTCCTGGAATGGAATACAGACCTGATCTTGTTTCCCGAGACAAATATGGAATACCTGATTTTTGGTGGAAAATTATGGAGGTGAACAACATAAAGGACATAATAGATTTTAAGGCCGGACGCACAATTGTTTTACCGGAGAACATTTATGCTTAAGAAGGAGGCGTTGTGAGTCTTTATGGAGCTACAAATTGTTTGGCAGGGTGTATTGCCGATTATTACTGTTCGCCTTTAAACAAGCCGGGCCCTGCTGGAGAGCAGGCAGAAAGCTTTTCTCCTTTTGTATGGATAAAACTCGGGGATCAAGAAATTATAACAGTAGGAAACAAATCTCACCCAAGCGATCCTCACACTGCTTGCATAAAGTCATATGAAATAGGATTCGTTGACACGGCTGAAGTTCATGTTGAAATATTGGACGAAGCAGGAGGGAAATTTGGAGCTTTAGTTGATAGTGCTCAAAAATGCGCTATAAAAGTAGGAAAAGGTACAATTATGGAGCAAAAATTCGGGTGGGTTTATGCTACTTGCGAAGGTGTTAAAAGAACAATAGAATCAGTTGTTTTTAAACACACTATTACAAAAATAGAAACCAACTTTACAGAAGGAAAAGTTAGATATAAAATAACAGGAAACGCTTATGATAAAGTAGATTTTAATTCAAGAAAAGATAAGATATTTGGAGAAGAAAACAAAGGAATGAAACTGGAGGATGCCATAACTCAACTTTGTGCTCAAGAACCACCAATACAAGTTCAATATTGTTGGCGCGAGCCGGATGGAAAATGGAAATGCGGGAAGCATTCTTGGAAAGGATTCGGAGAAGGAGGACCAAGAGCAGCTTGGCAGTCAGACAATCAAAATAGAATAGCTGTTATTTCCAAATGGCTTGAGCCTTTTCGCATAGATGATGGAAGCGAAAGAGGAAAAGGAGTGATTCTTCTTTTTGACTCCACAGTCCCAGACAAGTTATATGTTGTTAGAGATTTGACGCCCGATCCGGGAGAGTCAAAAACTTGCGGAGGATCAAGAAGTGAAATAGGAACATTCATAGTCAACGGAGGAAAATGTAGCCCCGTTTTAGAATTCAATCCTACATTTGAGTTTTTACACGGATTTTCAAAATTCAGCGTTGGCGGAGGAACGTCTGGGCCGGGTAGTACCAGAAGTAATTTTGCAGAAAAGGTAAAGCTAAAAAAACAAGAAGTAACCCATGGTCCGGACGCGGGTTTGCAGCAACAACTTGCACTTACTCAACAAGCATGGCACACATATGGGCCTAAAAACGCATTTAAAGAGATGATGACATCTCAACAAGCTCATATGAAGGCAAACGCTCTGATTAAATTGGATTATTCATCTATTTCGGCCGATCTTGTAATACTTGGCGATCCGAGAAATCAATTTTGCGATAGTACAGCCACTATTGGAAGAAACATAGCAATAGTAGCAATAAATCCTTTTACAATAAGAGGCGAATCTAATGGTGGGTGCGGAGACTGGTTGGCAGAACCCGGGTGTAATCAAGTATTGAGCAATAAAAATTGGCAAGTTCAAGGAATAAATCACTCAATTAAAGAAGGATCATATACGACTACTTTAAAAGTGATGCTAACTGCGGGGGGTATAGAGGTTGGAGTAGACGATCCTTTAGGTGGTGTCGGAAGTGGTGGCGTGACGGTAAAGAATACATGTTGAGGAAAAAATGTCAGAATGCATACCAGATAAACTTCAGTCGCTTGATCAGAGAGTAGCCCAAGTAGAAGAAAGATTCTCCGAAATGGGCTTCAACATGAGAACCATGGTTCAAACCACGGTCAAATCTTCAATTCACATACCAGCACAATCTGAGGCAATATATGGAATGCACACTGCGATATGCATAGACACTATAGATCCTTGGAAACAACATAGAGTTAGATACTTTAGCCCCCTACAACACATACCAGACTCACCAGTAAAATCACTTCCTTGGGCATATCCAATATCTGCACAAGGAGGTTTTGATGATTGCGGATCAACATGGGTTCCTCCTTCTGGTTCAAAACTTTGTTTAATATTTGAAGCTGGTAATCGTCAGTGGCCGTATTACATCGGAACAACTTGGGATAGAGACAGAAGCAAGGGGTGGGATTATCCAGTTCCTGAGTACGAAAAAATTCACAGGGGTCATCGCGGTGGATATTTGGTTGGGCCAGATGAAGATCAAGTGTTTCCTCCTTGGAATACAGAGAACTACAACGGCTTTGATATAGATTCAATCAGCGATTATGAAAATGACCCCGAGTCTAGGAACAAAATAACGTATCCAAACATTTATGGATGGAAGACCCCCCAAAAGCACATGATCAAGATGGTTGATGGCAACTACAAGTGCAACTTTAGGTGGCAGAGAATGGAGCTAAAGTCAGCACAGGGCAATCATCTTATATTTAAAGACGATAGAATTCATCCGTCTGCTCAGTGGGCACACCCAGACTGCGGTTGTGGTGACGGCGACTATAGCAAATGTAATGAAGGCGACAAGCCATTAGAGAATGCAGATAAGTGCAAGGGCGGCTTTGGCGATGTAACTCCTCCTTCAAAAAAAGTCATGATGATTGGAAGTGGAAAGCCATCATCTACACAATCCAAACAGGAAAACACACAAGGACAATGCGCCAATCCATATTTTAAGCACCGTAGTGAATGTAGGCCTTATTCTGGGCCGGGGACTAATCAAAATAACAAAGTAGATAAAACGACACTTCCTCAATCGGGCATACAGATGACATCATTGAGTGGCCACACTTTTTGGATGGACGATTCTGTCAATGAGCCAAGAGGAAAAAATAATTGGGAAAAGGGAATAGAAAGATTTGATTATGGTTGCGATGAAGTTTTTAAAGGATCAACCATTTGGAAATCTGCTCACGGTCACCAGATAGCGATGAGCGATGCCGAACCAGATGGAAATCCAAAAAAGAGAGGCGACGACAATTTCATAAGAATACTCACTGCCACAGGAAATAGAATAGAACTTAATGATGATACCCCGACTGGTTGTAGGGCCGGGCCTAGAAGAGGCATAGAGATGCAAAGCACCTCAAACCACATCTTCCAGATGATTGATGAAAACAACGAACAATGTAGTGAAGAACGAATGGAAGGTGGTGTTCCAAAGAGCAAAGCAACAGACGCATTCATAAAAATAAGAAGCGGTTATGGTCTAGAGATAATGATGGCCGATGACAATCATCAAGAAGACACGCAGACCCAGTACATTCAGATAACCGCCCCTCAAAAAGATGCTTGCGACGGCGTTGGCAATCCTCATTTCTTAAGAATGCAAGAGAGTGACAAGTGCGGATATGTTTTCATGCGGGCCGGGGGCGATTACATATGCATGACAGAAGGAGACCACTTCACGGCGGTCGGTGTGGGTCAATCAACCCCAGAAGGTGATTTTTGCAAGGGGGGGTGTTTGGGGCCAAGAAACTGGTTCACAGCGGTATCTCAACATTCCATACATTGGTCGTGTAATTTTTACTTCAATAAAGCTGAGGCTCATGCTTTTATAGCAGACAAAATAATACTTCTCATGGCAGGAAAGGATTGTCCTCCTCCTCCCGATGTTGAGGGGTGTCAGCCGTGTATCGGATCGGTTCTGGTGGCTCTTTCTGATCCTGTGAGCAAAAAGTCAAAGATAGTAGCAAGCGATAGAGTATTTGCCTCAGCTTCTCTTGAATCTAGATGCATTACAATTTTGGACCTTGCTGTTTCAAAGAACTGTGGTGGAGTTAACTGTTCACAATAAAAGGATAAATATGAGTTTTTTAGGATTGCCTTACCCAATAGTAAAACATCCACTTGGTCTTCTTAGGACACAAAAGGGCATGAATCAAATCAAATCAGACCTTCTCGTATTGCTTCTTACAGAGCCGGGCGAGAGGGTTATGTTACCTGAATTTGGAACGCCTTTAAAGCAGTTTTTCTTTGAGCAAAACGATTCAATTATTGTGGAAAAAGTCAAGGATACAATAGCAGAATCAATAAGAAATTGGGAGCCTAGAGTCGCCATCACTCAGATTGACGTTACAAATTCATCAGATTCAATTAAAAGTTCGCTAAATCCTGAGGATAGTAAAGAAGATTTAGGAAATATACTCATGATAAGAATTATGTTCACTGACTTTAATAACATACAGCAAGTAGAAGAGTTAAAACTAGAAATACCTTTGGGGGTCTGAGATGCCGAACAATTGTCCTTTTGATATAACACCATATTCACAATCAAAAACAATAAAAAACGAAAAGATAAACAGTCTAAATTATACAAACCAAGACTTTTGGTCACTTAAGACAAGACTCGTTCAATTCATAAGAGAAAGGTTCGGAGAGACCGGAACGGTTCTTCCAAACACATTCAACGATTTTGTAGAAAGCTCTATTGCTGTGATGCTTGTTGAAAACTGGGCGTTCATAGCTGATACCTTGTCATTTAAGATGGACCAGATGGTTAACGAGTTGTTCATAGACACGGTAACAGAGCCAGACAACGCATTCCGACTCTGCCAATTGGTAGGTTTCAAACCAACTCCGCCAGTTCCTGCTAGCTCTATGTGGAACGCATCCATAAACAGCGTGCTTTCTGTTGATTTAATTATTCAAGCACCAGTAGTTGTTGATATTGTCGCCGATGACGGCCCGATATCAATAGAACTATTTCCAGCCGATGCCAAAAATAATCCCATATTTGATCAAGACATAGTAATATCTTCAGGGTCTTTCATGAATTCTTCAGTAATAGGTCTTGAAGGCAGAAGTTTTACTGACACATACACAGGAAACGGCGAGCAATTGCAGTCTTATACAACTACAAAGGCTTCTATAATTTACGATTCAATAAGTGTCAAGGTTGATGGAATACTTTGGGAAAGAGTTGATTACTTTACAGATTCTCAACCAAGAAGAGAGTATAGAGTTGAGTTTGACTCATCTTATAGAGCGTACATCATGTTCGGAAACAATAGGGCAGGCTTGAGCCCTCCAAACGGCGGTCAAATAGAAATATCTGCTCGCGCTGGTGGTGGTACTATTGGAAATATAGTAACCGGATATGCTGAGTACCAGATACAAGTTCCAGTTTTAGGTCTTGGCACAAGTGTAACTGTGACATTGTCCAACTATACAAGAGGAGACAATGGTTATAACGGAGACACTATAGAAGAAATAAGAAGAAAATTACCGGGCTATTTGAGAACACAAGATAGGGGAGTGACCGGTCTTGATTATAAGACTTTGGCCGATCAATTCATCACTCCATATCACGGCCAGATAGGAAAATCAGTTGCGGTATTGAGAAACCATGGTTGCGCAGGCAATGTAGTGGACATCTACATACTCGCCAGAAGTGGCAGTAATGGGCTTCAAGAAGCAAATGACAATCTCAAATATGACCTTGCTGAGATGTTGGAAAGCAAAAAAATGATAACAGATTTCATATGCTTAAAGGATGGCGAAGTTCTTGAGGTTGATGTTTCTATAGAAGTCACCTTGTCAAGAATAAACAAGAAGTTTGAACAAGAGATAAGATCAAACATTCAAAATGCAGTGGACGATTTCTTTTCTCTTAATTCTTGGGAGTACGATCAAGATTTGAAAGAAAACGATCTTATAAAATCACTATCTTCGGTCAAACAAGTAGATGCATTCAATATAGTATTCACCACAGACGACGCAGACAATTCAGGAGATTTCGTAAGTACGAAGTTTTTTCAAATAATAAGACCCAGCACCATAGAAATAGCATTCATGTACGAGTAAAGAATGATAAAAATAGTAGGAAAAGACAAAAACATATTAACAACAGATACGCTTCGTTTTATTTTGGACACAACGGATGGTAATGATTGTCCGCAAACTCCTTATCAAATAACGACAGCCAAAATCTATTTCATAGCAAGAGAATTCACAGACTCTACGGTCTCAGTCTACAATGCAGAATTTAAAAAAGAAGATTGGGTTTCGGAATACGAACGAATTAAAAATGCTGTTTGTTTAAAAGCAAAGCAAATGGTAAAGGCCGCAACCGTTTCTTCTATAGCTCTAAGCGGCGAGCAAGAAATTGATGGCATAGATCTAGTCATAGGAGACAGAGTACTTGTCAAAAACCAAGAGGACAGAACAAAAAACGGTATATACATAGTTTCAGATAGTTCATGGACAAGATCTCTAGATGCCGACTCAGGAGCCAAAGTTGTTCCTGGGATGTATGTATTTGTTGAGGAAGGAATACAGAACATAGACACGGGTTGGGTTCTTGAAAACAGCTCAAATTTTATACTAGGGATTTCTGACTTAAATTTTCTTCTCTTTTCAAAAGGCGGAAGTCCTCAATCTCCGGACGAAAAAAATGAAGAAAACCTTCAGTCGCTCAGTCTTTTGAAAAAAAAGATAGACGAATCAAAGATTGTATCTCCATTTTTCTATAAAAACGCAGTCACAATAAAGGTTTTTGGTGGACACATAGATCCTTTGACGGGAGAGGTCTTTAATGCTTGGTTAAATCCGGACATGGTTCCATCCGAGCTAAAAAGTAAGGTTATGGAAGATAACATGTTGATACCTTATTACGAAAACAATGAAGTTGCCAAGGGAAAATTCATCCTTGATTGGGAGCCTCTGGGTTGTAGGGAAGGAGATTACTTTATATGTTGGTCATGGAGACCTAATCTCTCATCAGAAGTTTTATCTTCGCACATGTTTTTTACAGTAGAAGGAAATGGAAAGCTAACCTCCAGTATACCAACTCATTATACCAAACCAGAGAAGTACGAAATATTACTTGGAAGATATCTTCCTGATATGTTCAAGAATTTAATATCTGAAAACGATCTAAGTCCACAAGTGCTACAAGAATTTAATAACTCTGTGGCCAAAGGATTTACTTTTGTTGAAAACTTGGCCAATCAGATAATAGATTTGCTTGATTCAAATTCTACTCACGAGCAACTTTTGCCTTTACTTGCTAATATGTTTAACCTCAGGATAAAGTCAAGCGACCCAACCTTGTGGAGAAGGCAGATTAAAAAAGCCATTCCTAACTTCAAGAAGAAAGGAAGCATAGTTGGATTGAAAGAGGCTCTTGGCGACATAGGAATGAAATTTCTGAAGTTGACCGGACTCTGGCAAGTGGTCTCTAAATACACGCACCAAGAACATTTCAAATACAACGGCTCAGAAGAATTCATATTGTCAAAACAAATAGTTCTTCCTTTGGATGAAACATTCAAATTGTGGATAAGAACCCCGAATGGAGAGTGGGAAGATTTGGGGCCATCGGCACTTTCGTCTTCTTCATCGTCCGAACATTGGAGCTCTCAGTATGTATCATTTTCTGGGAAGACGATGACATGGATTGGAGATGATCTTCATGAGGGCTACTCCATAAGAGTGCTTTACAAAACTAAGGAGATACCAGCCGGAGAAAAATCAATAGATAATTACATCCGAACTTTGCCTCTCATGGACGATAGAGATGAAAGAAGTCAAAAGTTTCCTCTAAAAAACTGGAATGTTCGTCTTATTGAAGAAGATGATCCTCTGTTTGATTTGATAGTCCCAGTCAGACATCCTATTGCAGACCCAGTAATTTGGGGAAAGGTAAGGACAGAATTTCCTTATAGTGAAAATGCATACAACATGGATGAATATAATGGTTCAAAGAGAGACAGTATTGATCCTTGTGATATAGACAGAGATTTCTTAGATAGTTGCAGCCAATGTAAAAGCAGCAAGTTTAATTTGGATTTAGAAGTAGAAAGTCTATCCAACGATAGTTTTCAAGAAGCAATGAAAATAGCAGAAGAATACATGCCATTTCATGCAGTTGTAAATTCTTACAACTTGAGCGGAGCAATAAATGAGTTCATAAGACCAGCCGCCGAAGACATAAGAGCACTTGTTACTTACTCAAAATGGGATGCCGTCTTGGCTGGGGAAGGTCAGCTAATATTTAACCGAACAGTTGACGATACCGAGCTTGAGAATGTGAAGCGAAATATTTTGGCATCTTTTTCTGCTGTTACGAGTCCATTAAGTGGCTCTCTAAAAAACAAACGAATATGTCTGTTTGCTACATCTCTAAACCCTTTGGCAAGCATGAACGAACAACAGTTTAAAGAAACAACCCAAAGTTTTGATACGCTAAGCATTAGCACAGGCAATATGGAGTCTACACCGTCTTCTGATGCATTTGATAATGATAATTTACTTGAATTAATAGGCTCCAATACAAGCAATTACAGCATAGAAAAAATAAATAACAGTTCTGCTTGGATATACGGAGATGTTGATACAGCCCTAATCGGCCCAGTACTTGAATATAGAGTATCAAATAAAATTTTGGACGCTACTGCAAATATTACCCAAGTAAAACAGATCATATTTAATGATGAAGACTATGATTTTTCCATGTTGGGAATAGTAACTCAATATGATATTGATTTCAACTCAATAGACAAAGATGTTTGGGAAATTAGATACCAAAATAAGAAGTACAATATACAAAATCTATTGCCAGATGGTTCAATGCTTCTTGGCGAAGAATCTTCAATAACACCGATTTCAGGTTGGGAGATAACCAACGGTACAGATGTGATTAAATATTCTTCTGGGGGCGTCATAAGCGTTTACAATTATGGACTAGTGGAGATCACAAGCCCAACAACGCAAGTAAAAGAAAAATTGAAAATTGGCGATTACATCTATATGGATTGGTCTTCTTCAATTTCAAAATATAGGATCAGATCGTTTAAAAATGGGGAAAACAAGTTCTTTTTGGAAGACTATAATGAAGGCTCTATGGCTGGCAAGTCTGTCAAGGTGTACAGAAGGGTCATAGAGAAGAAGGTTGGTCAGTTGGGGTATGAGGGCATTATCCTAGAAGCTTCACAGAATATAGAGAATTTGCTTTCAATATCTAATGGGGTTAATTATGACCCTTCAAATGTTAGTTCTTACAATGTAAAGGAAAACTATCTTATATTTGTTGATTCCGAATACTACACTATATCTGAGATAGACGGCAACAAGATGGTTCTTGAAGGGCCTCTTGGAGACCATACGCTTGATGGAGAAAGTGTAGGGTTTATTGTGTACAAGTTCAACAAGGAGAATTTATCTTTGGAAGAGAGAATTTTGCCGGTGGTGCCGGGATATGATTTCAACCAAGTTGATAGATCTGGTGCTGTGATCCTGAAACATACAGGGGCAGATCAAAGTATTGCGGCCCTTTCATTCGCGTTGAACTCTATCAATTCAAATGAACCAATAGATGTATTAACACAGGGCGAATCCATAGAATACAACATAGAGTACAAAGAGGAATGAAATGAAAGAAAACGTTAAGTGCAAAGGCGACGTTCAAGTATTGATTGAATTCTTGGATGGGTCAAATGACAAAATAGAATTCAGAAACACAATATTACAAACAGGCAGAGAGGCGCTTGCGATGTCTCTTGCAAATAAAATTGGAAATGATTTTGACTTCTTTATCAACAGAATGCTTTTTGGAGATGGAGGCACAACAGGAAGTGCGCCTAGAGTCGTAGATCCAGAGAGAAATGGTCTTTTCGGAACCACAAGAATAAGTAAGCCAGTTGTTGCAAACATAGACGCCAACAATGGATCGCAAGTAATATTCACATCTGTGGTGACTTTTGATGAGGGGAATGGCTTTACTTTAAACGAAATGGCACTTCAACTTCACACTGGGGACTTGTATAGCATGGCTACATTCCCGGGCATAACGAAAACAGCTCAAATGCAAATAACTTGGAACTGGCGACTGTCTTTCATCTAATATGGCAACATTCAAAGTAAAAAAAGTTAACAATCAAAAAGTATTGGTTATTGATGGAGAAGTCTTTGATTGGGGCCTGGACGATGATTCTCTATATCAAGTAAACCAATTCAAAAACGAAGAAACAATAAAGGCAGTACATGCAGACATCAAGAATTTTTTTCTTGAAAGCCTTACAGAGTTTCTTGGATTTAAGGTTACAATGGGCGATGTGAACAAGGCTTTAGAATCAGGACATATTGATGATCCACGTTGAAGAGAAAGACTTAAGGTTTTACATATCCGAGTCCACGCAAAATGGAGCAGGGCTTGGTTTGTTTGCATCAGAAGACATTAAAAAAGGAGAAGACCTTGAAATCATAGGAGTTGAAGTTGACGTAGGATCACCAGCAGACTTGTGTACTTCATATGCAAATTCATTTAAGTTTGCAGCAGATGGCTCAGAATCGCACAAAAGACACTTGGTTCCGGTTGGTTATGGAGGAATGGTAAATCATGCCAATGAAAAAAATGATCAGAACGTAGAGATAAAACATATCAAAGACCCAAAAGGAAACAAAGTAGTCTATAGGTTCATAAAAGATGTGGCAAAAGGAGAAGAGATTCTAGGCGATTACGGGGAAGGATGGAAATCTTTGATGTCATGGACGAAAGAAACCATTGTCAACTCCTCAAAAGACGACATGGAAGAGTGGGTTAGTTTTCTTGAAAAAGACCTATATAACTTGGGCAAGCTCAAGAGATACAAGGAAAAAGATGCCGAACATTAATAGCATTCCAGAGGTGCTTTATCAAGCTGATCAGCCCTACCATTATCACTATGATAACCTTCCTCTTAAAAACATTCTAACACGGATAGGCCTAGTAAATATACAAGTAGATACAAACTCTGACATATTGAGAGGAGCTTGTGGCAGTGTAGGGTCATTAAATTCAAGACTTGATGTTTCTTTAAATGACAACGGAACTATCAAAGAAGCTGCGGTTGATGCAACAGAACACAATATTGCTTATCATACTGATGGAGAGAAGGATGGAGCATCGTATGTGAGAATGCTTCTTGAAGAAAGAAGTAAACTTGACCTTATAGAATCTCAAGCAAATAAGCTTTTCATACAGGTAGAAGATACGCTGCCCACCGTTGGTTCTTTCGTCACTATTGAGTCAGGTGTCGTAAGGTTCAAAAATTCAAGTACTATTTTCTTTGACTTCACGGCTCCAGATACAATAAGAGCACACTCTTTGTTTCCAGCAGACTATGCTCATAGACATCACTATGACCTAACGCCAGCGTACACATCTAATCCCCCAGATTATATTAACTACAAAACAACTTCTCTTGGAACATCTTTTGTAGAGGGTTCTCTCAAGGTGTATGTCAATGGAATAAGAATTACAAGTTCTTCTGTTTTAGTTCCAAATATGTCATCTTATTCTGGTTCCGTTGTGACTTGGAGACTATTAAAGTTGAATTCCCAAGATTATAAAAATGGCACATTTGCTTTAAGTGCCGCTATCACAGCGAGCGATGTAATAAGAATAGACTTTGATGAAAAGTTTTCTAACACCCCCAGCAGTTCCAGTTCATCTAGCAGCGCAGGTTCTAGCAGCAGCAGCTAAGGATAAATATGTTCTTTGGTAAAGAAGTGCCAAAAATAAACTTTGTGATACTATCTCCCGAGCCAAACATAGGTAGACTAAAGTGCACAGTTAGATCAATAAGAAACAACTATCCAAAAAGCTCAAACATAGTCTGCTCTGTGGAGAAAAGCATCAAAAAGCCTCAATTAGAAGAGATGAACGAAGTGTGTCAAACATTTCGTGGAGGATCAACAATCACATCGCTAATTAATAAAGGAATGAAAGAGTCGGAAGATTGGAGTATGATGATAATAGAAGGAGCATATCTTCCAAAAAATGTTGAAAACAGATATTCCAAATGGATATCCTCAGAAAAAGACATACTTTTTCCGATAATAATAAATCATGATAGGTTCGGAGTTCCAAATAGAATTTTATGCTCTTTTGATGAATGTGCGATTAATGGTTTAATGATACACAAAAAATTCTTTTTTGAAGTGGGAAAACTGACAGAGAATCCTCTTAAAGTATCAAGAAAGTTTTGGGCTCTTGATGCAACTGACAAGGGGGCGAAATTCAAGGCCGTGCTAGGTCCTAAGATTTTTTAGGAATTTTGTAGATGTCTAAAAAAGTACCACCTATTATGATGCTCTATATTCTCGGCAGAATTAATATGCATCAAGTATGTCTGAATTTCTTGCCAAGTTGAAAATATCATCTGGTGGGGGATGGTTCCAAATAGCCAATCCGGAGTGTGCTCTTTTCCCTGTTCAACATGAATTACAATCGGCTTCTTTTGCCGATTTGCCCAAAAAATTTCCTCTAGAGTTCCACATGGATGTGTATTTATGTCAAGGTTGACTATCAAAAAGTCACTAATGTCAACAAGTCTCAAATCCACAGACCTAATGGTTTTCATCATTGATGACAATTCATCATATCTTTTTTGACTTTTCAATTTCACTTTTATAGCATGTGAATCTTGATCTTCAAGGCCCGTGTCTGTGGGCTTATTTAAGGGGTTAAAGACAACGATTCCCATTTCGTTAAGAAAAGGGGTTATTTTGTTCCTCCAGCCTTCGCCACGGTCGGCAACGCGATCTATTGCGCCAGCGAGGTAAACCCTTTGATTTTTAAGTCTGTTCATATTTGCTCCAAAATCTAAGCTTTTCCATCTCTAATAGAAGACTAGACGACAGGAGAAACAATGTCAAGAGAGATATACGAACAAGCATGCAAATTGACCGAAAAAACCAAAGTTTCCAATAGGCATACTTTCTACCAGCTAAAGCATTTTGTTTTGGGTAAGGAGATCACCACCCAAGCCAAGATGCAAAAATGCATTAGAGAGATAGAAGCGCGGAAAAATGCCATAAAATCAATGATTAGAAGCCTAGAAGAGGGCGAAGATGACCTTAGAATAATAGACTTGAAAATAGCAACTTTGGAAAAAAAGAAAGCAAAAAATGAACTAGATAAGGAACATGATGAAATTCAAAAAAGGAAGATAAAGAGAAAAAAAGAAGCTCTTTGTGATTCCATGAAGGAGATGGATCAAAAAATCAAAGAAACAGAGGAGGAGACAAGCTTTTTTTTGAGCGCCTATCAGCAGTTGGAAAAAATTGAACCTCTAAAGAGACACGACGATCCAGAAGCAAATGCAGAATTTTGGAATGAAAACTTTTCTCAAGAACTTCAATTAAGGATTTTGCTACAAAAGCCTTTAGATATTGATCTTGTTAAGTGCATTTTGGCTTTGGATGAAGGTTCGTTAGTAAGAAGGGAAATGATAGGAATATTAGAGCAAATAGAGAGAAAGGCGATCATGTCAAAACAACAATCAAAAATAGGTGAAACAAATGGTTAAAAGGGTTACGAGCCTAGACAATGGTTATGTCGCTGGCGATATCTCGCTCTTTCCAGATGCGTTGGATGACAAAAATAGCTTGTATGAAGCAAGAAACAATGCAGAGACCACATTAAAAGCAGGTCTTGCTTATAACGGAAAAAAGATAATAGTAGAAAACACGTCTGCGTTTCCTGATAAGGGGATTCTGCGAGTTGGGCCAATGGCGGGACAGCAAGGAGAGGCAGAACTCATATATTATGGTCTAAAGACTCAAAACACATTCCAAGATTTAGAAAGAGGATTTGCGGGTTCGCGACAAAATCAATGGCCCACGGGTTCTTGGGCAACAAATTCAGTAATGGCAGAACACCACAATGCCATTAGGGATGCTTTGATTAAAATAGAAACAAGGATGGGAGTCAAATACAATCCAGATGAAGGAAGCCTTAACAAACGCGTTAAGGATTTGGAGCTAAGATTCCTTTCTCCTAAGGCATCATTTAGAGCTTTTCCAAAAAAAACTACGCCAGGAAAAGTAATAAAATTCCAGAATTTTTCAGAAGGGCCAATCATCAGATATCTTTGGGATTTTGGCGATGGTACTCAAAGCGTTCTTGAAAGTCCAACACACGCATACGAAAGCGAAGGAATATACACCGTCAAACTGCATCTGATAACAGAACTAGGAGCACAAGGGATATCAACCAAAAACGATTATGTAACAGTTTCCTTTGATGAAAAACCTTCTTATTTCTATGCAAAGAGGATATCCGGAAGAAAGTATCTTTTTGTTGACCAAACAGATGGAGATATAAAACAAAGATTCTGGGTTTTTGGTGATGATACCGATCCAGTGATTGAAAACGATCCAAATATTCACTATTGCACTCATGAATATGCATCTGCCGGATCTTACAAACCATCTGTGTTGATTAGTTTCACAAGCGATAAAATCAAAAGAGTGTTCCTTAGTTCATCATCATTAGAGGTCACATGACAATACCAACATCAAGCAACTTCCCAGAAAGTCTTGATAACGACCAGAATCTTTTTTTGGTTCATGACTCTTTGCGCGTCAGGCTTCTTGAAGACTACACACCCGGAGACACCAGCGTGTTGATAGAAGGCGAGTCGGATGTAATAAATAAATTTCCACCGACTGGGTTGATAACTCTGACAGAGCAATGCAGTCAAATAGATAAAAGAGCACTCACCTTCTACTATGGCTCAAGAACTTCTACAAGTTTTGATGATCTTGAATTGCTTCCAGAGTTTTCAGAAGTTGATAACACTAAACCCAAAAGAATAACAAACATAACGATGAATGTGGTAGATAAACACCACAATCATCTTAAAAATGCACTTATCAACTCGCAAATCTTTTTGGGTTCAAAATACACAAATGATAAGGAAACTATAACGGGAAGGATAAAGTTTCTTGAAGGACTGGTGTTGGAGCCAAAGGCTTGGTTTAGTGCAGATTCAGACATTGGTTTAGCTCCACTCACAGTAAAATTTACTAATGGAAGTCTAAGGCTTGGAAGCGGAAGGGTCAAGCAAACTTGGAACTTTGGGGACGGATCTCCGGCTTTAGAGATCATTACAGAAAACAAGGCTGAGTACTTAGAGAACAACACCGCGAATAAGACTTTTGTTCTGCCGGGTTATTATGACGTTACACTAACTGTTGAAAATGATTATGGAACTAGCGAATTGAAGTTTGAAAAATTCATATCTGTTAAAAACGAATGTCCAGAATTGGCAGTAATAAATATAAACCACAGATCATCGCAAAACTACACAGAAGGAAACCTTCCTGATGTCTATCCCAAGATACGTACGGTTGCGAACAGCTTTATAGATCTTGAAGTTGCGGAAGGAGAAAATCCTGAGACTCCTGGTTATACTTTTGCGGGCGAGATGATCTCTGGCGGTGAAAAAGTAGATCCTATTGTTGAATACACTTGGAAAATACGAGACGACCTTCCTCATGCCAATTCAAATAAAACAAGAGCTTCTTTTGAATTGGGTGGCTACTATGACATAGATCTTAGAGTTGACACATTGTATGGGTCTTATCGGATAACCAGATACAATGACTCAATAGACGTAGTAGAGAAAACAAATTTGTGGCTATTTAACTTCAAGCCGGGGTCAAAAAACCCTGACGGAAGTGGGGTTGTTGAGGCTTATGAATTTGGATTGAATAGCGAAACATTCAAAAAGCTAGGAAATCAAAATCTAAACATAACGAGAAACAATTCTTTTCTAACCAATTCTCCTCTTTCATATGGACACATAAACTCAGAAGGCCAAGATGTGGACAATGATCCTTATTACACAGGAACTTACTCTAAAGCAAAAAAAGAATTTGAAAGAAATGTTGAGTTTGTAAAAATAGGATCAATTGACTCTGGTGATCGTGGCAATTCTCTTATGTTTTGGGCTTCCGGTGGCAGTGTAATTGATGACAAAAATGTTGTTATGAGAAAATACAATGCTTTTAATGACACATACGAATCACTAACGTCAATATCAAACAGGCCATGGAATTGGTGTTCGTTTAGTTCTGCTGAAAAAGCATACTTCTTGTTTGGTCACGATTCAAACATTGTTCAAGGTCAAAACTCTTCTTACGGGCAAAGACTTGACTATGACCTACTGACGCAAACATCAGGGTCTCCAGTTTCACTAGAAAGCTCAAATTTTGAAAACGGAGCAATTGAATTGCTTGAGCACCCTTCTTACTTCAATGAAGATGGAGTTGCTACAAATGGATATTTTGCAACATACAGAACGGCTTGGAAAAATCAGTCTGGGTATATCCTGCGCAACTCTTCCGTAAATGAGTTCTTTAGACTTAATGACTTTTATAGGACCAACGGGAGTCTATCTTCGCCTTTTAATTCTCTGACCAAGCTTCCGGATATTGTAGGCTCTATAAAAACAGAAGGTGAATTGGTTACTTTGTCAAACGGCATATTTTTATTTAACAACTCGGGCGAGATATGCGCTTGGAACGACACCACCCTCACATGGGAGGTGGGAAGAACAAATGCAACATCTTTAAGTTTCCGATCAATGCAAGACACCTCAACAAGCGGATTTGATGACAAGTCAAAAGCTTTGCTTGCGGCCTCAGACGGAGACCGAGCGGCCTACCTCAGTTACGATTATAGCAATAAGGCATTTATCAAATTCAACGCTACGGATTTGACATTTTCCACAACAAAATTTAGACCTTCCGGCCCTCAATTTAAAATGGGCGTCTATTGATAGATAGTCAAAAAGAGATATTATGCCAACAGGATTTCCTCCACAACCAACATTTCCATTAGCAATAGATTCCGACAGGACTCTATTTGTGGTCTACAACACAAGCGAAGCTAAAACAACCAAGGAAAATTCAGCTTGGGAAGAGGAAATAGAAATAGAACCTGTTTCTGCGGGCAAGGAAGAAATATGGGCAGATAATGGATTTGCAAACATATCGGGCGAACTTTTTTACTATGACGCTGTTGAAAAAGATACGAATGGAAAAGTATGTAAATTCAAAAGGTGTGCTAGAAACATAGGCGGAAAGCAAACGAGATTCAATCCTGTTGGCACTTGGGTTAGGGGCTTTGTTATTGCAGAACATCACAATCAACTTGTAGACACTGCTCTCGCCATAGAAGAATACATCTTTGATCTTGAAGATAGGGTTAAAATACTTGAAGATGAGCCAGTATGTCCAGATGATTCGTATTGCGTAGATGCACTGCTTGAGACTAATTTTTCAGACCCAAAAGACGATTGTTCTGCGAAGACGATGAGCTACCAAGTAATAATCAACGGAGTTTTCAATTCATTTGTTTTAGATTTTGGCGATGGGCAGTCTACAACTTCTTCACAAGTTGGAACACACACATATGCGGCAGGATCAACAATTGATCCTGTGGTTACAATCACCAGCGACACTTGTACCGTAGTGCAGACTCCAACAACAAGAACAGAAGTCAAAAAAGTCCCAGAGGTTCCCTCCAAACAACCTTTTACGATACCAGTTCCTCAAGTTCCTGCGTTTCCACGAATATCCATACCAGATTTTACCCCGCCAAATCCACTTGTAGAACTTCCACAGATAATATTTCCATGTTTGGATGTTAATCCCATATCGTTACCGAAAATAAGCATAACAATAAAGCCGCCAGTAATTTCTATTGTTCCTCCAAGTTTTGGTCCTATACCAGTTGTACGAACAAGTATTAGCTTTGGTCCAATTCCATCAGCCAGCGTAACTTTTGGTCCTGCACCAAAAGTTGGCCCAGCTTCATTCTTTTTTGGTCCTGCACCAAAAGTTGGCCCAGCTTCATTCTTTTTTGGTCCAGCACCAAAAGTTGGCCCAGCTTCATTTTCCTTTGGCCCAGCACCAAAAGTTGGTCCAGGATCTTATTTTTTCGGTCCAGCACCAAAAGTTGGCCCTGCTTCATTTTCATTTGGTCCAGCTCCAAAAGTTGGTCCTGCCACAGTAACATTTGGTCCAGCTCCAAAAGTTGGTCCTGCCACAGTAACCTTCGGCCCTGCGCCCATACTGAAGCCAGTTTCTTCAACATTCGGTCCTGCACCAGTGATGAAACCAGTTTCATTTACCTTCGGTCCTGCGCCAGTGATGAAGCCGGTATCGTCAACCTTCGGTCCTGCACCGGTGAT